GTAGCGCCTTGAGAACCCGTAGCGCCTTGAGAACCCGTAGCGCCTTGAGCGCCGGTTGCGCCTTGCGCGCCAGTAGATCCCTGAAAACCTTGCGAACCCTGTACGCCTTGCGCGCCAGTACTACCTTGAGAACCCTGCGCGCCCTGCGCTCCTGTTGCACCCTGCGCGCCGGTCGCGCCCTGCGCTCCAGCGCTACCTTGTGCGCCGGTAAAACCCTGCGGGCCGGTACTACCTTGCGGGCCTTGAGAACCTTGCGGTCCAGTTGCGCCCTGTACCCCCTGAGGTCCAGTAGCACCTTGCGGGCCTTGAGAACCAGAATCGCCCTGCGCTCCTGTTGCACCCTGCGGACCATCTGCTCCTTGAGAACCGGTACTACCTTGAGAACCCGTAGCGCCCTGCGGGCCGGTAGAACCCTGCGCGCCGGTCGCGCCCTGAGGGCCATCAGCCCCCTGAGAACCAGTGCTACCTTGCGCGCCTTGAGAACCCTGCGGGCCTTGTATCGCGCCAACATTAACCCATGCAGAGCCATTCCACGAATAGCCGTCGCCGTCTGCTTCAACGACAAATAAATCCCCTACTAAGTTACCAACACTCGGCAAGTCGCCTACCGTTGGAACTGTCCCTTTTAACGTTATTCCTGTTCCTGGTGTCCCTTGTGAGCCTTGCGAACCAGTACTACCCTGAGAACCGGTCGCGCCCTGAGGGCCAGTGCTACCCTGCGAACCCGTACTACCTTGCGCGCCTTGTACACCTTGCGCGCCTTGCGCTCCGGTGCTACCTTGCGGGCCTGTTGCGCCCTGCGCTCCAGCGCTACCTTGTTGACCGGCACTACCTTGCGCGCCTTGAGAACCCTGCGCACCTTGTACTCCCGTGCTACCCTGTGGACCTTGCGCTCCGGTAGAGCCTTGCGCTCCGGTACTTCCCTGTGCGCCTGTTGCGCCCGTAGCGCCTTGCGCGCCAGTACTACCTTGCGCTCCCGTGTCGCCTTGCAATCCTTGCGCGCCTTGAGGGCCAGTATCGCCTTGAGGACCCTGCGCTCCCTGTGTACCTTGCGGGCCGCCAGAATCCCCCTGCGGGCCTTGAGGCCCCTGCGGTCCGTCTGATCCAATATACCCAGGATCCCCCTGCGGGCCAGGTATTCCACCCTGCAATGAAATACTTAGTGGGGTATTTGTTATTTGTACAACTATATCGCTCATTCGCTTACAATGTCTGATTGTACTAAAATATTTCCACGCAGTAGAGTCCTAATATTTCCGCTTTGCGCTATCCACTTTAAGTCGTAAGAAAGTGGGGATTCAGTCGGGTATGTATTTGTTACGTCTGCTGCAATTGTTATTTGTATCTGTCCATTTGCTGGAATTGTTATTTCACTTGTAATTGTATCCACTACCTCAGATGTGCGCTGGCTGTATATTACCATCTCGAACGTCGCCCCTGTAAAATCCATCAGCTCAGTTCCGTTGTACACTGTTATGGGTGGTGGTGCAAATGTGTCGCCCTGATAAATGTCATAGTTTACCGAGGCTGGAAGCAGTGATATGGTTGTCATTGTATTGCTCATTGTTTATTCTTTATGCGCCCTATGGTTGAAAAAGTTGAATTAATGCGCCCGCAAAGGCGTATTCGTGTATTGTATCTGCCACATAAAACTCGCCGTATTGTACACCCGCGTCGAGCGCATCCTGATCGGATGAATAGCGCTGCAATCCAACAGGCGACTGCGTAATAATGTCCGCATTTGATCGAAGTATCCGCGCCGAATATTCAGTAATTATGCGCCATTCCTTTGGCTCTGATTCCCAACTATCCTGCGTTCCTTCAAAGTTAATCCAATCAATAGCGTAGGAATTTAGGCCAGAAACTACATTCCCCCGATACCAATCTATTGCCCCGCGCACCGCGTCTGCTGTCGCCTGAGCGCTTGTATAAGTCGTTCCGTAACAATCCACTTGGACGCGCAAAGTGTCAACGTCGCCAGGTGCGGTTTTTGTCGGGTTTGGTATCCCACTAACAATATTAATTGCCACCGCAGGAAGCGTGTACTGCTCTGGGAAAATGCCAGGATATACGCGCCCTTCAAGCAATCCGTTTGCGGTCGAATTTGCTGCGATAAGCGCTTTGATTGGGCCTGTTATGTTCATTCGCTTTCAATTAGCGCCGAATAATCGGCGGTAAACTCGTATTTTTTTGTCTTGTCTAACTTTTGCGCCGCCATCCAGCCACGAAGTAGGGCCATGCGCTCCGCCTCAAGTTGTCGGATAGCATCGAAATTTTGCCGTATTTCTGCGGAAATTTCTTCTGGCAGTTTGTGTTCTTTTTGCTTGTTCATGGCAGTTAGTTAATGGCGTAATAAATAGCATAACCAATAAGGCACAACAAAGATACGGCTCCTGTTATCGCCATCGCTGCTAAAAGTTTCCAAAACCATTTTGGCCCGAAGGCGTCGCTCATAGAATCCATGCCTATACAATTGTAAATGTTATTGCGGAATTTGCGGTAAGACCGTCTAAATATCCAGATACCGCTTGCTCTACAAGATTGTAATACTGCTCCACTTCTCCGGTTCCAGATGCCGTGAACGCTGTTAGTTCCGCGTCAGTAAATGTAAGAAATATACCCCCGATTGCCGCGCCGGTATCCGCGCTACCTGTGCCGATTACTTGCACATCAACAAGAGTATTGAGGTCGGTATCAACGATGCGCGGAAGGCACATAATATCTCCGGCATAGGATGTTTTTACGCCATCGCTCAAATAATATACTCCATCTGCGGTTATCATAAACTTGCTATTTTGAATCCTATCCATCCGCCAGCGTCGTCCGCTTGAATGCGCGCATGTTGACCGGCCGAAAGTGAATTAAATGTACCCCCCGCGCCTTTAGAAATGGAAGCGGATAGATTTATAGTTCCGGTGTTCGATTTGTTGAAAATCCAGTAAACCCTACCAGCGCAAGCGCTCGCTGAAGGCAGAGTAAATGTTACGGTGCTATTTGTATTCCAGATTAGGCTATACTTTGTTTCGTCTATTGTAGGGGCTGCGAATGGAGTAAGGATTGCCCCTGCAAATGATCCGCTACTTTGTAGCGTGCTATGAAGTCCGGTTGTACTACTGAATCCGGCACCAAGACGCCCGTTGCTGGTAGGCATTATAACCACCTTGTCTCTCGTTTCAGTAGAGCCCACAGAAAACCGCACGCTTGCAGTTGCGGCGCTGTCTAATATCCCAAGGCGAGCGATAAGGTTAACCCCGTCGGAATGTACAAACGACTTCGGACTATCACTTGCCCCAAGTCCAATCCTTGCTAGTGTTTCGCCGGTTCCGAACATTGCGACATAATTGCCCGCACCGCTACTACTTGTGGCTGTTCCTGCCTGAACAGAAAACCATGCGCTATTTGCTACGCTGGAAGTGCGACCAATAGCAAACTTTCCGCCGCGCGGCTGAGCAAGGATAGGGTAAAGAGTATTGAATGCGCCTGTACTGCGAGATTGCAACCAAATACCGTAATTAGGCGCTGATGTTGACCATACCCCAACCGCAAGCGATGGGAGCGCACGAGTTCCGCCTGAAGTCATGGAGCGGAATACTGCCACAGCGTCCTCTGTTGGCCCTGCTGCATTTAGCGGGTCGGCCTGAAGTCCTTCGAACTCAACAGCGCTGTAAGGAGTTGCGCTGGCATAGTTATAACGCGATGCCTGGAATTGTCCGTATGAAGTCAGATTGCTTGCGCTTGACCACAATGCAAATCTTCCAGCAGTTCCGGGCCCTGTTACAGTTCCAGTTACCGTACTTGTTATTGTAAGATTATTGGCCGCCTGAGAAAAAGATATTCCAGTTCCTGCCGTTATCGTTACATCCGTTCCGGTACTGCTATTGAGTGTAACCGGCGAAGATGCGCCCGAAAAAGTTAAGTTTGTTGCGCTTGACGGTATCGCCTCCTCTTGCCATCCATTTGTGGTATCCCAGGTAAGCACATACCCATCCGATGTTCCAGAATACGTTTTCCAGCGCTTTGCAGTATGATCCCAGCGAATGATCTGCCCCTGTGCTGTACCGCCTGGCAGTTTGAATGCGCCAATGAGCGGCTTTTTCAGTATGTAAGAATCTTGCGGATATTCACCTGTAAGCGTGCCGGAAACCGCTATCGAAGTAGCGCCAGCCGTATTTGTTGCCGTTACGGTCAGCGTTTCGTAGAATCCGGTCATTGGATTGAAAATAACAATCTCATCATCCTCTACGAAATCCCCCGCCTCAAGTGTTTCATTGATCGGTACGGTCGTTATTGCGCCAGGCGAAACAACCGAATCGCTGGAAGCGTGCTTGATTGGGCTTAGTACCGTTCCAGGTGGCTTTCCTATCAACTCAACGAGCGCTCCGGTTCCTGCTCCGGCATTTGTGCCCGGCGTATTGTATATCCCTTCGTCAGGTATTGTAGCAGAAAGTTTCTTTTTCTTGATTGGGCTTGTTGGCGTTCCGTCGGTTCCGTAGTCAAGTAAGAACCATTGGCCGTCTATTTCTTCACTTGCCGCCGTGTATGTTCCGCCCAAAAAGCAGTATTTCACACCATCTACCCGCCAAGGCTTGTACCAATACACATCACCTGCAATTATTCCATTTAGGCGCAGAGTTGGCGTCCACTGGCCGTCTATTACCGTCTTAACAAGCAGTTGAGTAATATCAAGGCTAGGTGTACTTGATCCGGCCCCCCAGATAGAAGCATCGGTTAATGTTGCAAAATTTGGGCCAATCTTTAGGCGGCCTACCGTGTTTGGGTTTGGGCTGTCGCCAATGATCGTTTTTATTTTGATCGTTGCCGTATTATCCTCGTTTCCGAAGCAGTAAAATGTGCGGGTATCTTCGCTTAGCGCTGGCGTGCCGTAGGACATTACCTCTAACCAGGGATTATCAAGGCTCCATTCTGTTGTAAAGTCGCCCAAGAAAGCGCCAGTACCATCGTACTTCTTAATTCCAACCAGGTTAATGTCGAATGCGCTGTAATCCGATCCGCTTGACCCGCTAAGTAGTGGAGTAGTAAAATTGATCGGTACAGTGTAGTGTGTCGTTAATCCGCTGCCAGGAGTTGGCCAAATAGGCACAACATAAGATACCACCGAACCGGTTCCGGTATTCCATTCTGCCTGATCGTAGTTTATTGAAAAGTTTTGAATCTCGTATTGACGTAGGCAGTATTTTGTACCCACCTTAATTTTGATCTCAAAAATGAGCATCAAATTATCCTGCGTATTTCCGGTGTACGAATCGTTGGTAATATTAACCTGCAATTGTCCGGTTAAGCGCATTGTTGTCTGGCCGCTATTAGAGTCAATAGGCGCATATATGGTTACTCCTGCATAATCTTGATCTATATTTTGACCAGCCAAAAAGTTGCGCCGATTATCAACAGACTGATCCACTCGCACATAGTAAAGTGGTGGGTAAAAATCGTATTGAACCGTCGCTATGCGCGTTCCATTTTCGGTTCCAACAACGTCATTGACACCAGGTATAGATGTATTGCTTACATATGCGGCTGTATTGTCGTACTTTCGGACGTAAAAAGACGAAGCGGTTTTTACTGGTATCTGTTCAATCCAATATGCGCCGTGCATGTGTACCAATCTTGCGTGAAATATCTGGCAAATAGACTCAAGTACATCATAGCAAGATAGATATTGCTTTTCTCCGTTGTTGTTGTAATCGTAGTACGTCGCATGGTTTACCCAAGTCTGGTACATTGCGTCGCTTGCCGCCGCCCCGGGGCTTGACATGGAATCCTCCCACCAATCTACTGCCGTGCAAACAAAAGGATCGGTAGCGGTATAAAAGTCGCCAATATGAGAAAGTTTATTGAGCGCGTTAACAATGTGCTCAATTAAGCGAGCATCGCCATTATACGCTACGCCTCCATTTTTGTATGGTATATCTTTTAGTGCTGCAATTCCATCCGTAGCGGTGATGGTAAATTTGTATGGATACGTCCTATCTTCATAGATCGAAATATCTGAAAGTATGCGACCTACCCAATACTGTGCCGCGCCGCCAGGGCCCTGAGTTACACGGACGCTAAACCGGCCCTCTGCGGATGCTGCCAGATCGGTTATTAATTGCTCAGTATCCGTGTCTTGAATCATCATATCAAATGATAATTCACTTCCAAGTATCGGATTTGTGCGCTCTTTATCTTCGCCGCCGTAGTGTAATTGAAACCCCCCAGCGCCAAGCGTAAACTCTATGCTATCTCCGGTAAAAGCATTATCCCATACCTCGACCGCAAATTCAGTGCCGCCGAGCGTATAAAACGTGCTATGGAATCTTTTTGCCATTATTGTACCCTTGATTGGCGTTTTTTGGCCCTTTCGCCAGTTAGAAGAATATCATTTCCAGCCAATCTGCCCCGAATGCGTACATCAGAACTACCGCCTCCGGCATTGCCTAAAATACGCTGTAAGTCGCTGAGCGGCGCTATCACCTCCGGATTTGATCTTGCTCCAGGGTATTCGCCCGTAAGACTAAGCGTAGGGCCGTAAACGATACCGCCATCCGCAAAAGCGGTAACTTTTCCAAGAAGCGCCTTCGCCGCCGCCCCTGCTGCCGCTCCGATCCCAATACTTATTGGCACTGCCGCTGGCCCAAGCGCGCCTAAGAATTTTGCATTATTTGCAAGTATAGTTGCAACATACTGCTGAATAAGCGCGCCAATTGAATTCCTTATTGATTCAAGCGCTGCCTGAGCAAAGCCTTTGAATGATTGAGCGCCGGAATCAAGGCCAGCGGCAATACCTTCGCCAAGTGCCTGCCCAAAAAGGCCGATTTCCTCAAATTTCTCAGCAAGTTCCTTAAATTTATCCGCAAGCGTTTTTACTCCAGCAGCGGCAATTGGAGCATTTTCTATTATCCCTTCAAATGGATTATTTGCAACATTCTGTAATGGCTTTGGCGCTTGTGTTGGTAGTGGTGGGAATGCTGGATTCTTACGCACAATCTCACCAAGTGTAGCCTTTTGTTCTTGCTCGTTTGCGGCAAGTAATTGATCTATTATATCAGAAAGACTATCCGCGTTTTTCTTATTCGCTTTCGTGCTTTCGTTTGTAGAATCCGTTAGTTTTTTATTGGCGTCGGTAAGTACCGCTACTGGTGGCCCTCCTTTTTCGATTTCTGCCAAACGAGCAGCAAGCGCCTTTTGCTCTGTTATTGCCGCTTGCTCGTTTAGGTTAAATTTTGAGCGCATTGTTTCCAATTGAAGGTTGTAAATCTTCATTGGATTAAGTCCGCCCTTGATAACATTTCCAGTAGTTTCAAGTATTGTAGCCCTCGCCGCTTCCGCCTTCGCCGCTTTGTCCAGGTTTTTAGCGGCCAATTCGTCTAATCTTGTCCTGATCGCGTTTGCTTCTGCTTGCGCAAGAATAAGGCGTATGTTTTCGTTTAGCGTAGCATTAAGATCAACCGTTTTTAGGTTTTGAATGTCTATGCCCTTGTAGATGCTTGGGTATAGGCGCTGTAACTCATCGAGCGCGCCCCGCTTTCTGTCGGTTGTTTCTATCTCGCTTTTCAGCACGCCTACCAATTCTTCAACCCTTCGCTGTTGAGAAACGATGCTTTGAGCGCTCTCTACTTGTATTTGTTTCAGCGATTTTTGCGCCGCCTCTGCTGCTGTTGTGCGGTCTTTCAGTAGCGCAAATGCCGCCGCGAGCGCAATAACAGCGCCAATAGCAAGACCGGCAATAGTAAGTTTTGTAGCCAACGAAAGGCCTTTCATTGTGGCTGTCAATGCGCTTGCTACTGATCCGGTTGTATTCATTGCATTTTGAAAAGTCCTAAACGCAATTGCTCCACTTCCGTACACATTCACGAGCACGCCACCAATCCGTACCGCTGGCCCAAGTGCCGCCGTAAATAAGCCAACACCGATAATAAGTTTTTGAGTGCCCTCATCAAGTGCCCCGAACTTATCTGCCATATCCACCACCCAAGCGCCAAAAGCGTCAAGGTTTCCGGTTATATTGAAAGTCTTATTTAGTGTATCGCCAAGTTTTGCCGCCGCCTGTTGGATGCTTACCTGAGCATTTACCATGCTATTAGCAAGGCCACCAACCACACGCGGTGTTTTGCTCAACTTATCCGTAATGGTTGAAATAAACTCCTCTGCACTCAGATTTAGCGCTTGTATCCCTTCTGCATCGGCCGTTCCAAATGCCTCTACCATCACTTTTGATATTGATGGCATATTCTCCTTGATGATCTTTAAATCTTGACTAAGTACCTTGCCTTTGCCAATGATTTGGGATAACTGCGTCGTAACACTATCCAAGTTTTGCGCCGTACCGCCAGCAGCGGCAACGCCATTGGCAAACTCAGCCAATGTTTTGCGTGCCTGATCGGCGCTTAGGCCTACCGATTGCAAACGAAGCGAACCCTTAACCGCCTGCTCAAAGTCAAGCCCTGGAGCCTTTGCTACTTCTCGAAGTTTCTCTAACTCCTGTCCGGCCTGAGCAATTGAATACCCGGCTCCTGTCATTGTGGCCTCAAGTCCTTTTTGCAGTTTTTCAAATTCCCCAGCAGCCTGAACCGCTCCTAACCCAATAGCCGCCAATGGAACGGTAAATGCAAGCGAAAGGCTATTGCCTATCCCTTGCAAATTAGTTGACATTTGCGCCAAAGACCTTTCAGCGCCGCGTATGGCCTTATTGAATGACCTTGTATCCAGGTCGAGTCTTACATTCAGATCACTTAGGGCCATTTGCAGCGTTTAGTTTTTGCATGAATCTTTCAAGTACTGCGCCGTCTACGTCTGTTACTTTTCGCGCTTTTTCGGTATCCCAAGGAAGCGGCCAAAAACTTCTAAGCTCAATTCTTTTTGGCAGATGTAGAGCGCTTACCGCATATGAATGCGATCTAACTACCTCCCATGTTTCGCGCTCACTTGCTCGCTTTGCCTTCATCATCGCCCGAAGGTATGCCGGTGTGGTTTTCCAAAATTCGCGCTCACAAAGGCCAACATAAGCGCCGGCGCTCATTAGGTTTCCCCAATAATCGCCGGCACTATCTTTTTTTCTTCCGTTCCCTCGTTTTCTTCGTCAGGTACGCCAAATGCGTCTGAGATCAACTTTGTAACCGACCCCATTGCCGAAACGTCAGAAAGCAGCCAATCGGCAACTTTGCGGGGTGTAAAATCTACCACGCCTCCGGTTTCCCGAATTGGAGCAGCAAGCGCGCAATAAATGAAATCCGAAAAGCGCTGGATGCTGAAATTTTGCGGCGTAAAATATATCGCGTCGTTTTGCGCGGTTCTTCCGGTGGCGGCTTCGTAGTCGTAAAAAATAGAGTAGTCAATCTGAATTTTACGCTCCTGGCCTCCGATCTTGATAGTAGTGTTCATGGTCGTATCAAGGTTTAGGATGTGGTGTACTTGTTGAGCGCTCCGGTTCCGGTGAACGTGAAATCAAAGGTAGTATCTTCGTTGTCGGGCGCATTCAGCGAAAGATCGGTACAAAGTGCATTCCCGTACCAACCAAGATCACCAGCCGCCGTACTTGCAATGTCGGTTCGGAAGGCAGCGCCAGCAAGATAAAGATCGTACAAGTCCTCGAATCCATGCGAAGAATCAAAGGCGAACTTACCGCTGCCTGAGATTGTCCACGATTGAGTGCCAACAATAGCCTCCGACCAATTTCCAGTGCTATCCTTACAGGAAGTGTCGCGGGTATCAGCGGTAAGGCTTAGGGTTGAGTCGGTCAGGCATGTAATTGTTGTGCCTGGGCTATCGCCGGTCTTGATAACAATGATCCGGCCATTAACGGTTCCAGTAGTTGCCATGTTTTATTTTTTTGTTGCGTTATGTTTGGCCTGTGCGAATATTCGTTCAGGTTTTTTTTCTGTATTCGATTCTAATGCGGTTGCGGTTGCCTTTATTTTTGGTGTTGTGCAGGTTAAGTAGTCGTCAGCATTGAAAGCTCCTTTTTTGCATGGTGTCGTGGGATCGACAATGATAGCGCACCCGTGTTCGGCCATACAATTTGCATCGTGGTCTGAAACCTGAATTACATCACCGGCGCTAAACCAATTTCCGCCGTTATTCCTTGCTTTCAGCAGTTTAACTCGTTGTGCCATTGTATTTTCTTAATTTAATCTGAATTAAACCAATTGCAATCCTGTAAACCTTTGGCCCCGCCGAGTCGACAGATGGCCGAACAAAGGGCTTAGGGGCTTGAAATTTTGTACCGTACTCTACCATATGCGCGTAGTATCCGTCTGCTCTCGATCCCTTAAATTCACCTTGTGTGCCTTTTCCTAACTTTGGAGCGACCCAAACAGCGGATGATCTTCTGAAAATAAGCGTCTTTGCAAATGACCTACTTAGGTTTCCAGGGTAGTATGTAGCCACTATTTTGCCACCACTATACCTACTATGTGGTTTTTCGCTTTTTGGAGCCCTATTTTGTATTTCCATAATTAGCGGAACAGCAGCCTTTTTGAATATCTCCTGATTTTCTTTGCGCAAATCCTTGACGATAAATTCAAGCCTTTGAACCAGGCGCTTCGCATCTGCTGAAAAACTTGCTATGTCAATGCTTTGGTTTCCCATTATACGATCAGAAGTGTATTAATGTAGGTAAATCGCTTGCGCCCTTCGTGCTGAATCTCTCTTACGTCGTAATATTGACTGTTGTACAAAATCCTGTTTTTATTACTTACGCTTGTGCGGTATCGTACCGTGAACCTTACTGCCCTATATTCGTTTTCTGTCGCCTCGACAAACTTTTCCGCATTGCCTCCATTCAAATACTCAACCCTAGCCCATAGCGTTTCGGATGTTGACCAGGTTTTGATTGGCTCGCCGTATTCGTTTGCGGTTGTCGAGTACTGCTCAACTACAATCCGCTCATCAAGCGCTCCAATCCGTGTCTTTTGCTCAAGGTTTTCCATTATACAAATACGCGGTTAATGTTCAGTAGCGTATGCGCGCTTCGTACCCTGTAATCCTTTGCGCTTGTTAGTGGGATGTCCTCTCTATTTTCATACAAGAAAGCGATAATAAGCGCCATCGCGTCTTTCGTTGCTTGCGGTATCGCTCCGGTAGTTGCGCTGCCAGCCGTATATGTAACTATTACCGCATTTGGGTAGTCGCCGGTTGCGGGCCATGATGCCGATGGCGCTAAGCGTATCCGGCATGGCTTAGATGCCGTATCTACTGTGTACTGATCGCTTGCGAGTGTTTGTGTATTTCCGTTGTTGTCCTTGTATTGTATGCTTGTTACTGTCTGAATAGGGGAAAGAGTAAGGTACATTTGGCGACCATATGGGAAGCAGTCGAAGTACTCAAGTATGCCTTGTGTGTATAGCGCTGTACATTGGTACTGCTCAGCGTATTGGCGTGCGGTCGTAATCAATCCGCTAATGAGTGTATCATCGGCAGAAGAATCCACTTTTAACCATGTTTTTGCTTCGGATGTTGTAATTGGTTCCGAAGCGGGGCCGCTCGCTACAACGTATGGCATCTATCCTTTTTGAAAGTTTTGCACAATCTTCATTTCCCTTTTTTCTGCTGGTGTATCAGAATCGACCAAAACGGCGCTTTCGTAGGCAAGTAGCGCCGACGCGGTTTTGTTGTCCACGTCATAGACTTCGCCCATCCGGTAGGTTCCGGTAGGAAATACGGCCGTTTTGGTCATTCTGATATTCATGGTTAGGTAGTTTTGTTTTGCAGGTACTTAACAGCGCCAGCGGCAACCAGATTGGCGTCAAGGCGAGTCCATCCCATAAACCCAACATTCAGCGAATCCCAATACAAGGTGTCGTTGCGCTCAACGCTGATCGGAGAAATACGGCGAATGATGTACTTTGAAAAATCCCCAAAGAGCATGATTTTTGCCGATTGCGCCTGTGTGCTGGCCATGTCGTTGTTGATGTAGATTGGCTTACCAAGCAAACGATCTGGCTCTCCGGCAATCATACTGGAAGTCAGGAACTGAACCGTATTCGTGTTGGTTACGTCCAATTTTCTGGCAGCAGCAAAGATGGTGTCGTGCATCATCCAGCCTGCACTTGGATTGTCGCGGTATGCCTTATCTACCGAGTGTAGCAGATCAATCATTTCAGACTGGGTGAATGCCGTTTGCGATGCCGCCTCTTTTCCAGATGCAGCAGTCGTTACGATACCGTAAGGCTGAGCGGTTCCGGTTCCGGTTGTAAGTTTGGCGTTGATGTTGCGGCCAATGCGTTCAGCAAGTTGGTTCACAAGGATACCACGAAGCAGACCAACGCGCTCATCCTGGAGCAATTGACGTGACACCTTCACGATATTGGATGTGAATGTATAGTGCCCGAAGTTGACAATACCATAAGTAAGGTCAGCAACAGACACCTGGCCGCCCTCTGTGGTTTGGATCGCGCCAACGCTTGCGGTATCATCGCCAGTAGGCCATTCAAGTGTACCGCCAATGGTATCGTCGTAAATGCGGCAAGCCTGGAGGATAGGGCCGTAGTACTTCATCGCGTTTTCCAGTTCGTTGGAAAAGGAAGTAGGTACAAGATAGCCGCCCAAAGAGTCGGTAGTAGTGATCTGTGTGTTTGTACCCCTGGTTTCAAGGAAACGAAGGTCGTCAGCACTTACCTTGTCGCGGCCCCGCATCAAATAGCGGAAAAATGCACCTTCGTAGTTTTGCTCAGGTGTACGGGTTTCTGCCTGTGCGGCTTCTGGTTTTCGGTCATTCTTTGCGCGGTATTCGGCCTCTGCTTCGCTGCGCTCCCGCGCTTCCTGGGCCTCTACTTCTGCAATCAATGTGGTAAGGCGCTCATAATCTTCGTTTGATTTGCGCCATGCAACTTCGGCAAGCGGGTCGGTGAAATTACCGTCAGGGCCAATCTTAGTTGCGCGGATGTCTTTTGCTGCTGCATGGGCCTCCGCTCGTTTCAATCTTAATTCGTTGCTGGTCATAGCAATTGTGTTTGTTGTTAGAGTGATTCCTGCATTTCCATCAATCGGAGATCCATGTCAACCAGGAGTATTTTGTTTCGTTGTGAATTTACATTTGCAATAAAACCCGCTTGCAGTCCTATCGCCGCCTTCGCTGCGTCCTTTACGGTTGCGCAACTTGCGGCCAATTCGGTGTACATCGCTGCGTTTTCACTGTCAAGCATGGCCATGTCAGGTGCGCTATTAATAAACTCGTCGCACTCGCTTACCACTTCGTTAAGTGATTCGATTAGCGACGTAACGCTATTAATCGCTTCGCCCTTTACCTCGCTCGGTGTTGGTATTTCCTCAGATCGGTGCATGGCGTCGAATGATCGTTTTGCTACCGTCGTGTCTGGGTTTGCCGGAAAAGTTACCGGCGAGGCATCAAATACGATTTTTACATCCTCAAGTACCCGGTGTTCCTTTCCGTTTACACGGCTCCATGTGTCGCCGTTTGATTGATCGGTATAGCGCAACATAAAGCCCCATGAACTTTGCGTAATATCTCCCCGCTCAATTGCGACACGCATATTTTCACCGTCTGGACTATTTGGAAGCGTTACCTCATACCCAAGTCCAGTTTCATCTATCCACGTGCGGGCTGTTCCTGCCTTAGTGCGGCCAAGTATTAAGTTGGGGTCGTGGTTTTTCAAAATGCGCACATCTGCCATGTCGGCATTTGCAAAAGCGTTTCTGCTTAATTCCTCAGTAAACCATCCCATGTCGTACACGCTGCCAAACTTTGCAGCATAACCACGAAGTACGGTACTTCCGTCCTCCGACTTGCGAACCTCTACGCCATCGTTTGCATAGCGTCGCTCTATCATATTAGTTTGCTTGCGTTGCTCCATCGCTTTGTGTTGTGTCTGTGATTGGTTGCGCCTGGTCTTGTGGCTGATCACTCCCTGCCATATTGAGCGGCACAAAGTATTCATCGCCACCGTCGCGCCTATTCATATTCTCCAACTCTCGTATATCGTTTGGCGACATTGCGCCAATGTTGAACATAGTATTGTAGTACTGCGCTCTCGCTGCCGTGTCGCCCCTGAGTAGGCCATCCAGGTTGAACCGCACAAAGTATCTTCCAGATGCCTTTTCTGCGCCAGATAGCATTTTGCGCGTAAATTCCTGCTCAATCTGTACCGCCCAAGGCCGAAGGCAAAGGGATACAAATTGGGTGTTCATTGTTTCTATATTGTTGAATGTTGCGCGGTCAAGTTGCTGCAACAGGTGGGCAGGAATGCCGAATATCCTTGCGCTCTCGTTCACCTGGAAGTTGCGCGCATCATTCAACATGGCCTCTGCCGGAGTTAACCCAATCTTGGTATAAGTCATTCCTCCATCAAGAACCATGTTTTTCCCAACATTCGGCACTCCTGTATTTTGTCCAAACAATTTGCGCAGTAGTGTTGTGCGCTGCTCTGGTTTCAATTCTCCAGGGTAGGTAACTACGCCACCGACATGAGCGCCGTTGCCAAAGAATGCAGCGCCGTACTCGTTGGCCGCAATGCTCATTCCAAGTGTTTCCCTGTGGATGCTTGCGACATTGAGTCCATCTATGCCATCCAGCGAAAGGCCCTTAATGTGGATCATGTCTGAAGCGGAAACTACCTCTCGCGTGCCGTTTATGTTGCACACATAGTACAGTCGGCTATTGTTTTCAAATGGGTCAACGCTGCCCATCGGCATGATGCGCAATTCAATTGGTCGCCCAACGCCATTTCGATAAATGCGCGCAAACCCATCGCCAAAGCAAGCATGAACCATTAGCGTGCGCTTCAATTCGTAGGCGCTGTAAAATTCGCTTGGTTCTAACTTGAGCAAATTGAAGATTGGGTGCCCCGTAGCAAGTGCGCTACCATTTTCGGTGCGCTCGTAAAGGTCAAATGGAAGGCTGGCAAGTGTTTCGGCTATTGTTTTAACTGCCGCCCATATTCCAGGAACCGAAAGGGCTGATTTTGCAGTTACATTTAAGCCTGTAAGATTGAATGTGGATTCTGAGATTTGGCCCCATACATCGCGCGGCCCGCTCACATTTATAATGCCGGAGCGCTCCTCTTTTTTGCGGGAAATAGTATAGCCAAAAATCTGCACTTGCCTCAGTTTAGTGCAAACCTAATGGAGTCAATCTAAAGCGTGGTTTAGAAGTATCGAACGTACTTTAATTTTACGTTGTCGCTTATTTCATCGGCCCTGTAACGACTCAGGCAAACCATAAAAGAAGTATAGTAAAGGTAGCGCCTAAAGTGAGTTTGGTTGAACAAATCGCGCTCTGTTGCCATCCAAGCCTTTTTCCCATCGCGTAATTGGCTAAGGTGCTGCTCATAGCGCTTAAAATACTGCTCGTTGGTTAGTACGTCGCATTGAATCATAGAATACTCATTATTGAGTTTATGCGCTTTTCTGTTTCAATTGCAATATTATATTGGTCGTGTATCAACTCAACCGAATCCTCCCAAGTCTTTAAAAATATGCTTTCACTATCTGGAAAGTTTAAAAGTGCCGTTTCCCACATTGGACTACCTGCATAATTAGTAACGCAAACGCCGCCAAGCATCGTTGCTTCGATTAGTGCAATATTGCTTTTAGCGTCGTTGAAAAGTCCAGGTTTTAACGGTTTCCATAGCATTGTGGATGGGCTTTTTTGAATGGCCTTAAAATACTCAAATACACCGTTTGCGTATTGAATGGCATTAAAGTATACGCCATTCAGATCGTATGCTGGAACATGGCCCCAAAATAACCACCTATACTTTGTTTTTACCTGTTCAAACTGCTCTTTCCCATACTCAAGGTCGCCATGCTGCACCCACTTTCCGCGCCAGGATACAATTTCGTTCAGTTTCTTTGGTTTATTGGGTAGCGTATTTGGATTAATGGCGTTATAAACAACCACGCCACGATCTACGCTGTCTGTGGCATATTGTAGTTGTGGTGTAGATGCCCAAACATGGTCTGCGAGCGAATAGATGTTGTAAAAAAATGATGCCTGGTCAATGTACTGCAAATAGAGCGGATGCCCAGGGTCAAGATGCCAAACGTCATCATCAATATCAAGTATTACCTTCAACCCGATCTCTTTAGCCGTTTCGATTAGGCGCAAATGAATCTGCTCATGTGGCCTAAACATTATTAGCACATCGTACCCATATAGCGCCGCTTGCGTTACTTCACTGGCAAAGGTTATATCAATATTGCCGTTGCTTAGGCGCTGAACCATTCTAAGCGGTTCGAAGCAGCGCCAATACCCGACGGCGCTAATTTGTTTGCTTTCAATTGCAAGTGCCTTTATAGCCATTTTGGAAAGTTGTCGTTTTTATCGTTATCATTAAGGCAAATGATGGCATATGCTACCATTATCAGTATCATCAAAACCATTAATACCTTTATTGCATCACAACATACACTGCTCAACATATATCTCTCTAATCATTTCATCTCCGCGCTCTTTCCAATCTGCGTACCTGGTAGCGTGAGGATGGTATTTGAAGTTAGAATTATGAAACGCATTCATCCAGTTTTCCATCTTGCGTTTGAATTGTGGCCATGATCGCAAGTGGTAATGAGCGTAATAAGCGCCATGGCCGCCTTCGATAAGGGATGTTGGCGCATTTTCGATTATGTGGTTTCCTACACTTATATTCCAATGCTTTTCAAGGCGACCAAAACACTTCTTTTGCGGCTCATTCCATTGCGCCATTCCGGAAACCATATTGATGTTCAAGTATGCAATCTCATACCAAACAGGATATTTTTCAAGAAACGAAAGCCAATCTTGTATGTTTTCGTATGAATCATCTAATCTCAAAAACTCGTCAGCATCGGCAGGAAAAATCCAATCGCAACCATCGCTAAGCGCGTCCAACTTCATTGCGTTGTACATTTCTCGCCCTACCCATGTAACGGAGCTGTTTTTATACTGCCTTACGTTTATTCCTTCAATCATTGCAAATTCTTGCACAATTCCTGCACTTTCGTCGCTGCTTGCGTTGTCGCAAAGGTAGAAGTCTGAAATGCCAAGAGAGTGCCATGCTGTTAGGCTTTCACGAAGTATGTCGGCTTCATCCTTGTACATCATTAATACTGCCGGTTTCATATCTAATCAAGTTTAATCACCACTGCAAAACCATTTCCAACCTTATCATCCCGCTGCTGAACATGGGAAATATTAAATCCGTAGTGCAGGCACATTTTTACAAACGACTCGGGCGTCCACCTGCTGTGATGCTCGTCTGTTTCGCTGTAAGGTATCCGGCCCTCGTGCCGGTCTATATGTTCTTGCAATTCAGTTAGCGGTTTGTCGCGGTCGCTTTCCAGCGCATCGCGTAGCGGACAAATAATGTAGATGTATTTTGTGGCAATCCTGGCCCATTCTTTTAGCGCTGCAATCGGGTCAAAAAAATGCTCAATTACATGGGATGAAATTACAAAGTCGTAAGATTTATTCTGCACGGGTATGTTGTCGCCAGGCGCAACAATGTTAACCGGCATTACTTCGCCACAAAGTCGCATTTGCTCGCTTGCGTATGGCGCAAATTCTGGATGCTTGTGACTAACCCGGTCAACATTCAGCGTGTAAAGGCCAAACGGGTTGTGTGCGCTGCCGCCCACTTCCAAACCTTTCAATCCGGTTAATAGTTCGGTAGCAAGTTGTGATTGTCTGAATTTCATTATTTAGAACGTTAAAAGGTTAGTATCTTCATCAAAAAGGTAAGATGAAAGTGTTTGCACTTTTGCGCCATCAATTGCCAGGCCCAAAGACATGATGGCCGCCACAACGCCGTCGATCTTATTTTCCTTCCTGCTTCGGTCTGGTTTTATGTTTCCTGCTGGATCGCGTGCTACATCAACATTCCCCATCATCCATCGTACAACAGGATTATTTCCATGCTCTATTTGGCCCTGCATTACAAAGCGCTCAAAGTCCTTCATTGGCGGCGACATTGATCGGTATCCCTGCCTAACCTCAACTACTGGCATTCCTATTTCTTGAAACTTAAGCACGTTCGTCTTGCTACCCCAAGGGTCAAGGCCAACCGATTGTATTTTGTACTGTTTTCCAATTTCCGCTATTTCGTCAATTACCGCTTCAATATCAACTACGTTTCCTGGCGTTAGTGTTATCCAACCCTCAGCAGCCCACTGCGAATAGGAGCCATGCCCGCGAGCCTCAAATATTTTTGCCGTTTCCTCTGGAATCCAAAACCACCACTTCATTGTATATGGGTCGCCTTCGCTATTAGGTGCAAATGTAAGGCAAAAAGCAGTGAAGTCGAATACCTCACCCAAATCAAGACCACCCCATGCGCGTGCTCCATCAAATGAACTCCAATCCACCGCGCTGCCGCAGGACTGCCAGCGCTCGTCTTGTATCCATGTTGCGCTCGATGTAGTCCAAATATTTAGATTTTTTGTAAGAAATTGTACCTCGCTTTCCTGGCCCTCATTTACTGCCTTCGTGTATTCCGCTTCCATGAAATCCCACGAAGGCGAAATTCCAATATGCGGATTTGATTTTTTCCAAACTTTTCTGTCTTTCCAATCATCGCCTTCATCAAGTGTAAAAATGATTGAAAAAAAAGTATCATCCCGTTTTTTGCCTTCAAGTATTTGGATGGCAGTTTTTCGCAGTCGGTAGCAAGGGCCTTCAATATTGAATCCAGCAGTAGTAATTACAAAGGAAAGCGGTTGAGTCCTTGCACCCATTCCGGTTTCCATTACTTTAAGCACAAGGTTGTTGGGGTGTTCGTGGTATTCATCAATTACGGCAATATGCGCGCTGTGTCCGTCCAGGGTCTTAGCGTCTGACGAAAGCGGAGCGATCTTACCTCCTGTTTTTTCGTTAATGATTGCATGCGCATAAATCTTAATGGTATTTGCAAGCAATGGGCTATCATTCCGAAGCCTTGATGCCATGTCCTTGCATACATCAAATACAATGCGGGCCTGGTCGCGTGTTGTGGCTGCACTGTAAATTTCTGCCCTGCTTTCGCCATCAAGCAGCAACCCGATCAACTCAATTACTGAGGCGATGAAAGATTTGCCGTTCTTCCTTGCGATCTCATTATATGCCCTTCGGAATCTGCGCGTCTTGGTTTCGGTTGTAAGCCAACCAAACAACACTGCCAGCATAAATAC